AAGAACAATCGTGGGCGAAAATGAACGAATTGGAATTAAAGAATTGGGACGATTATAGAAAGCCGTATGCAAGTGTTATTAAAAACCTTTTGAACAACATTGATATTTGTAATAGACGATATGCTGAAGAGGGTGAAAACGGATACCTAGTACAAAGAAATGTATATATAAAAGAAATAGATGAAATAAAAACACACATCAAAAAAGAAGAAATAAGATTAGGTTATTATAAATAGGAGTAGATGATGGAAAACGGCCCTTTTAAAAATAAAATAGAACAAGACACAGACGGTGTTGTTCTTCAAGTATTCACTACTTACAAATTAGTAAAAGGGGTGATGACAATGGAAACTGTTACGAGAAGGTTTAAGAGTGATGGTGATTATCACGATTCGACAGAACAGATGCCACTCGGTTGTATGTTTCCATATAATATAGAAAACACATCAGACGGGTCTGAAAAAAAAAGTACACTTGGATTGATATAAAAAAACTTGACAAATCCAAGTAAATAATGTATAATAGTAATCTGATTAACAACAATATTATATTATGGAATATGTGGTCTTAATTATTTGGGGAATGGCGGTTTTATCAAACTTCTTCGTTCCCTTATTTATTCCTTATAATGACAGAATAAACAAGAATTTTTAACTATAAAACGTTAAAAAAAAAGAAGATTCTTCTACTAACACAGTTCTCGAATCTTCTAAATAAAACTACGTATGTGTAGTTAAATGATGTAGGTTTGTGGGCTAAAACTACTAGTACACTAATCATCAGTAGTCCTACATCCTTCCGCAATGAAGTAAAACTATTTTTTCAAATAACATAGGAGTAAAATATGTTAGATAAAATCACGAGCGGCGTAGCCGCTGCAACCGGTATCGGTATTTCACTAATTAGTTTAGCGATTGTTTTACAAGTCGTATTTGGTGGTACAGTACCATTTCTTGGCGGAGACGTCATTGGTACTATTGTCGGTATCGTTCAACAGCTTGGAGACGCTGGTCTAGTTGGATTAATCGCTGCAGGTATTCTGTGGAGATTACTTTCAACTGATGATGCATAAATAACATTTACACACCATGTGAAATGAACGTTTGGTAGAGTGCGTATAAACTACCTTTGAACAACGTAAAGATTATGGTAAAGATTATGCTTAGGACGTGGGTGCAACTCCCACCTCCTCCACCAAATACATTTTGGTAGGTTTTAAATACATAAACAAAAATGTATTTAATGGGGGAGACAAAGCATCGACTAGGTATTTAATCGCCACAATTCGTTAGTCTAGCAAGACTTAAACACAAACACTATAAACGACAATAACGTTTATTTACTGGCAGCATAGGGGAGAATATCCCTAGTGACTCGCTAGTTGAGGTTTCGCCCGAGTTCCTTATCACCAAATACTCGGGTTTTTCTATAATAAAATTTGGTATATATAATAATATGAAATCAGTATTCAAAGTCGGAACTAAAAATTACTTAAAGAAAAATATGTTCTTCGACGAGAGTGTCGATATCGCAAGATACGATACTGTCAAATACCTCTCTCAACAAAAGCTATATGAAAAGATGTTATCCTTTTATTGGACGCCAGACGAGATTGATGTTACCAAGGACAAGATAGATTTTCACAAACTAACTACTGGTGAGGAACATATCTTCACCGCAAACCTTAAACGACAAATACTATTAGACTCAGTACAAGGTCGTTCCCCCAATATCGCATTACTACCAATATGTTCTTTACCAGAACTTGAAGTTCTTATTGGAACGTGGGCGTTTTTCGAAACTATTCACTCCCGTTCTTACACCCATTTAATTAGGAATGTTTATCCTGACCCGTCGGTGGTATTTGACGAGATAACGTCAATCCCGGAAATCCTTGAATGTGCAAAAGACATCTCTCGGTATTATGACCATCTAATAAACTATCGTGGTAAATACGGCTCATACGAACATAAGAAAAAGTTGTGGTTGTGTATAATGTCGATATACATATTGGAAGGGATTAGGTTTTATGTAAGTTTTGCATGTTCGTGGGGTTTCGCAGAACTGAAGAAGATGGAAGGTAATGCAAAGATTATTAAAATGATTGCACGAGATGAAAATACACACCTTACCGCTTCCTTGAATATCCTTAAGAAAATTGTAAAAGAAGATAAAGATTATGTGAAGATTCGGAAAGAAACCGAAGATGAAGTTCTTGATATGTTTATGAGTGCAATCAAACAAGAAGAAGAGTGGGCAGATTACTTATTTAAAGACGGTACTATGATTGGATTGAACGCCGAACTCCATAAAGAATATGTACGTTGGATTGGAGCGAAAAGATTTAAGAGTGCAGGTTATACAACACCTTATCACGTACAACAAGCAAACCCGTTACCTTGGACAGAGAAGTGGATTGGGGGAGGCAGTGTTCAAGTTGCCCCACAAGAAACTGAGATTACATCTTACATAGTTGGTGGTGTAACTCAAGATGTCGAAGAAGACACATTAAAAGGATTAAGTTTATGAGTAAAACAATCGTATGGAGTAAGGATAATTGTACCTTTTGTGTCAAAGCAAAAGAATTATTAGATAGTAAAAAAATTAATTACGAAGAAAGAAATATCAATGGCCCTGATTGGACACCCGAAGATTTTTTTAACGCAGTACCAAACGCAAGGTCATTTCCACAGATATATATAAATGGAAGATACATAGGAAATTACGACAATATGGTTTCACATATCGCATTAGGGGATTTAACATTATGACAGTTTGTAGGGCATGTAACAAGAGCTATAAAGTTCTTATAGGGGTTGATGATAGGTATATGGACGCTGAAGAGATAGACGAGGAAACGGTCTATTGTCCATTCTGCGGTGAAGACCACAGATACCATCAACAATCATTAGAATTTGAGAGAGATGGGTTGGATTTACAATAACAAGGAATTTACTTCCAAAGATATTGGTGATTATTATGGATTTGTATATAGAATTACGAATCTGATTAATGGTTATGATTATGTCGGACGAAAATACTTTAAGACTAAACGGAAATTACCACCCTTAATCGGTAGAAAGAACAAACGAATTAGAGTGAAGGAAACCGATTGGCAGGATTACTGGGGTTCTTCGAAAAGACTTTCAGAAGATATAGAGAAACACGGAAAGAAAAACTTTAAACGTGAGATTGTAATGTTATGTGATACTAGAGGTAACACTAACTATTATGAAGCAAAAATACAGTTCGACGAGGATGTATTATTGCGAGAAGATAATTATAATGGAATCATTGCTGTTAAAATAGGTAAAGGTTCTGTAAAATAACTTGACTTTGAGTGTCAAATAGGGTATAATATTAGTTATGGTTTTAGTAGATTTTAATGGTATATCGATTGGTTCTATAATGGGTCAATTACACAGAGGGGAAAAACTCTCTAAGAAACTGGTAAAGCACGTTATCCTCAACAATTTGCGGAGTTATCGTGTTAAATATCCAGAAGATGATTTCGGTAAAATGGTGATATGTTGCGATTCTCATTCGTGGCGTAAAGATGTATATCCCCAATATAAAGCAAACAGAGAAGTAACCCGTAAGAAAGACAAGACGGATTGGGATACTTTATACAATTTACTTGATGAAACCCTTACCGACCTGGCACGGAATTTCCCTTATGCAGTAATCAAAGTAGAGAAAGCAGAGGCAGATGATATAATCGGAACTCTTGCTACAGAAGAGGTTAGAAATACATTACCTTTTCATAATCATAATATTGTAATCATATCTGCGGACAAGGACTTCATTCAACTCCAACAACTCGGAAACGTTATCCAATGGTCACCATTCCAACAGAAGTTAGTGAAGTCAGAAGAAGGCCCGACCAAATACATATTCGAACACATAATGAAAGGGGATTCTTCGGACGGAGTTCCTAATGTTCTATCCCCCGACAACTCATTCACCGACCACATCAGACAAACCCCAATGAGAAAGAAACTCATAAACGAGTGGTGGGATAATAAAGATAAACTTAAAGAGGTGATGCCACAAGAAGCATTCCGAAATTATATGCGTAATAGAGAGATGATAGACCTAAATCAAACACCAGAAGCTATCAAAATGGAAAGTATAGAGAAATTTAAATCGTATAAATACAGTGACAGAAGAAATATTTTAACATATCTGGTTGAAAATGATATGAAACTTCTAATAGATTCAGCAGGAGAGTTTTAATGAACGAATGGACAAAAGAATTTTTAAGAAAACACACAGCCGCAGGTCTACATAGGTGGGCGTTTTGGGTCGAGGGTATAATCATCGGCTTTGTGGTTGCAACAATCTGGAATTGATATGGCAGGTAAAACAATAGAAATTACGAATAACCCCGAAGATGGAACGACTTCTGTTATGGTCGAACAACGACCTATTAACACAGAGGAAACAGGTGTAGAGATATCACCATCAGGCGGATTCAAACTGGAAACAGGATTGGGTTGGGGAGTTGATATTGCGGTTGTCTTATTGGCAGTTGCAAGTCTTTATGTTGGTAAGAAATTTGTAGATAAATGGTTTAGGGAAGTATAATGGAAATATATGAAATACTAGATGCGGTTCACGAAGCGTATGGAGCCGAAGCAAAGAGTAAAATCCTTCTTGATAACGATTGTTTAGCGTTAAGGGATATTATGAAAATCAACTTTGACGATAAGTTAAAGATTTACGTTTCCAAGAAAATCAAGTGGGAATCCGGTGAAACCCAAAAAGTAAATCTTAAAGAGGTAACTAAATTTTTAGTTCCGTTATCCAAAGGTAAGCTTGAACAAGGTCGTGCAGATGCTTCGTTTAAGGCAATGTTAGAACAGATACACCCGAAGGACGCAGAATATCTAGAACAAGCAGTACATAAAAACCTTAAGGTGAAAGGTCTTACCGAAAGACTTATTCATAATACTTGGGGCAATAGGATTCTTTAATGTTACCGAGTGGAATACAATTACATAATTTCAAGTGGTATCATTATTCAAGTGGTATGATTATTAATGCCGACATACGTATTTAAAAACAAAACTACTGGTATCGAGTGGGAAAAGGAAATGAAAATATCCGAGCTCGACGACTACAAAAAAGAGAATGATTGTTCTATCGTTATCCAACCACAAAACAAACACGTTAGAGTTAGTAAAGATTTGTATTCAAGTTCTGATGGTGATTTCAAAGATAGAATGAAGAACCTTAAGAAAGCATATCCTAACGCAACCAATCCAGAATTAAAGGAGTGGTAATGAAAATTAAACATTATTTACAGACATACGGATTTACAAACAAATGGTTTCTTCTATTTGTTTATGGTATTCCTATTGTTTGGTTCATATTATATTTGCATAATAAAACTTGACAAACAATCCATTTGGGTGTATAATAGTACATTATGATAATCCATAACAGACACGTTAAAGACATTATTCATGCTGTGAAGAACTGTCCGACAATCGAACCTCACAGAAGAGAAGAGATTCTCGTCCCCCTTAGAAAACAAACAAGAATGCGTAAAGCCCTTAAAGAGTTATGCCGACGTTAGATTTTACTTCTATGTTAATCTTCTTTGGGTTGATAGGACTTCTGTTACTCTCATGTGCAGTTCTATTAATGGGTGAGGCAACAATACAGAAATTCAAGCGAAGAAAATAATGCATTTTAAAGTCGGTGATAAAATAAAAGGAAAGGACGCACTCGGTATAGTCGATGGCCAACCGGGAATTGTACGAGGAGTTCATACTCGTTATCCGACACAAGAAGATTACGAAGATTTAACGAACCCAAGCACTATTTATGAAGTCCAATTCTTAAAAGGTAAATATCTCTTACAGGATTATCAAATGGAGATGTTCGGGAAACAACAACAATTTAGTTTTATGTATGACTTCCCAGAGATTAACAAACTTATAAATGATGATGAAATTTGAACACAAGAAGGTCGATTTAGGATATGAGGATTTAGTTGCAATAACTAAACCCGAAGGTAGAAAGTACGCAACACCCGACCATAATAAATACTATCCATCAATAACCACTATCTTATCACACAAGTCAAAACCTGGCATAGAGGCGTGGAAAAAAAGAATAGGATATGAGGAAGCCGCTAAGATACTTCGTAAAGCATATACGAGGGGAACGGCGGTACATCTATTAATCGAGAAATACTTACAGAACGAAAAGAATTGTACAAGTGAATTCATGCCAGATATCGTTGGTTCTTTTATGGACTTAAAACCATTCTTCGATAACAGAATCGGAACTATCTACGGACAAGAAATGGCATTATACTCAGACCATTTTGAGGTTGCAGGTCGTGTGGATTGTGTTGCAGAATTCGACGGGAAGATGAGTATCATTGACTTCAAGACTTCCTTAAAACCAAAGAAAAAAGAATGGGTGGAGTCTTACTTCATGCAAGAGTGTTTTTATGCTATTGCGTTTGAGGAAAGAACAAAGATACCTGTTACTCAACTCGTTACTATCATTGCGGTAGATAACTCAACACCCGAACTCTATATCGAACATAGAGATGATTGGGTTGAACCACTCAGAGAAGTAATAAAAGAATATAATACTCTAGTTTG